AAGGGGCCGCTTGGGATTTGCTATCAGACTTCAATGGCAAGGTGAACCGCATTCAGGTTAAGGGTTCAGATGTTGTGAAGCCAAACGGTACAGTTGAGGTTAACCTTACCAAAGGAGCAAGACGTGCCTCGCCATACAGCAAGGAGGATTGCGATTATATCGTGGCGGTCGCCAGCACAGTCGGAATGTACGTCATCCCGGTCGAAGACGTGAAGCACTACAAGCTGTTCACTTGGACGGGCGGCAGGCACAGGGGGCAGTTGCCGAAGTACGATAGCTACAAGGAGGCTTGGCACCTATTAAAATGAAGGTCAGGCAGTTTAACAGATTTAAGCGAGAGTTTCTTTCATGGCAGTCGGCCCTGAACCTGAACGAGTACACTGTTACCTTTAAGCAGAAGCGGTACACCGACAAGTACGCTGAGATTGATGCCGATGCAGATGGGTGCGTGGCTGTGGTCTTCGTTTCTGATGCAAAGGATTGGACGGACAAGCAGATCGATACGGTTGCCAAACACGAGTGCATTCACCTACTGCTTACCCGCCTGACCGAGCTGGGCAGCAAGCGGTTTGTAGACGAGGGTGCGATTGATGCGGAGAATGAACGGGTGACCTGCGTGCTTGAGAAAATGCTGTGATGGCCAAATGGAATTTTCGGCAATAGCCACGGTGTCGGCGTTTAGGTCAAACCCAAATGTTAGCTATGTTAACTATTAACCCTGTACGGCAGTTATAGTCTGGCGTTAGGCTCAAAACCCTAATGTTTCTGGGGTTTTTACACGATTACACAGGGGATTGTGATTCTGGTTGTCGCCGGTTCGAGCCCGGTCGATCACCCCATTTTTTCAGGCTGAAACAGCCGTCAGACATTTCTTGTCTAACCCGCAGGACAAAAAAAGGACAAATAATCCTTGTGCCGATTGGGCCATCTGAGGTATTTAATACCTCGTCGCCGGTGATCGGTTCGCGGGCGATTCTAAAATCCAAACAGGAGCTACAGAAATGACACTTGAGCAAGAGCATAAACGGACTACCGCACTCGATGCGTGCGGTGACGCACTTCATTACATCAAACTAATCTCCAATCGTCTGGAGCAGGCAAGCAAGGCAATCAAGAATGCAGAGGAGAAAATAAATGGCTCCTCAAGCCCTGAAGAGGTTAACGCAATCATGCGGGGCATTGAGTGCAACCCTCAACTTGGCAATTCCCTTGGCGGCCTAGTTGCGGGCATTGATTCGGAGTCTGAGAAATTATCTGCCTCGGCGGCGCGGTTGGAGGTCATCTGCGATAACTGGCAGTGGGCGGAAGATAAGGATTTAATCTAACAACCAAACAGGAGCTACATATGGAAAAACTAAAAATACCAAAAGGGCTGTCCAATCGTGGGCGGCAGGCGGCGAAGATCCTTATCGACTTCGCCAAGCGACGTAAGGGCTTCAGCACTGGCGGCTGCACACCCTTCTACACTCCGACCGAGTGGAAGGAAAGCGGCGAGCGGTACGGGCATGAGTCGTGCCTGATCGTCTGCCACGACGGCGGCGACTTCTCACCCATATTCAACCTCGATTACATGCAGTACGACCTGTACGACAAGATGGTCGAGGCTCTGGGCAAGGCCGGGTTCTACCCGGAGGGCATGTACTGCTGGTGCACCGCCATCTACGATGAGGAGGTGGCGAAATGAACCTGATCAACAAACAGAACGTCAAGAAGCTGGCCCTCGAAATTTCGCAGCGCGACCGGGCCGGTAAGTTTCAGCGCGTCAGCGCAGACTTCCTCGAACGCATTGAAGGTCAGCTCAAGCAGGCTGTCGTGAGTGCAGTCAACAGCCATCCTAGTGTTGGCAAAACCTTAAAATAAAACAGGAGATACAGACATGGACAAACTAACAGAACTACAGTCAGAGACACTGCGCGACGCCGTGCAGTTTTACATCGAGCTAGGCGGCTACTTCAACCGCTACGACAAGCGAGATGCAATCCTAAAAGTGCAGCTCAAGCTGCGCGAGCAGCAGGTTAACAGCCGCCGCCAAATCGCAACTGAGATTCTTCAGGAGGTGGCGAAATGATTATCTACGAAACAGCATGGTTTGAAGACGGCGAACCGGAGCAGCAGTTTTTTCATACAAAACGTGAAGCCATTGAGTTCGCTGAATCTTATCCGACTACTGAGGACGGCGAACAGTACCCGATGCGGGTGATTCGGATTGAAACCCCACGCCCCACAGCCAGCTTGCTCTTTCATGTGATAAAATCACAGGGCGGCGGGTACGCCCTTTCACACAAAACCGTGTGGAAGAATGACGCTGAGAAGGAGCATGACAAGGTGATCGAAAGCATGGGATGGGAGGTGACGGAATGAAGATCATCCCCTACACCGACCGAGCTGGCAACACGGTTGAATCGAAACGTCGAGTGGTTACGCCAGCCGTTACCTTGACCTTGGAGGAACGCTATCAGGGCCGGTGGCGAGTTCGCTGGACTCAGGCTGGTAAGGCCCACCAGTATGTGCTGGACACTTCGGACGTGGGCCGTGCTGCAAAGTTAGCATTCAGTAAGTGGCAGGCTGTGCAACGTGGTGAGACGCCGGTCAGCGGTGTGCTGACTATTGGCAAGATCATCGAACGCTACCGTGAGGTGCAGGCTGGCAAGATCGCTGACCGCTCAATCACTGAGGCCGTGAATCGGCTCTACAAGCTGATGCGCGAGTCTCTGGATCTGAAGACCAATCAGGCTGTAGATCGACTGCCAGCCACCGTGCTGGACGGCCAGTTGATTGACCGCTTCTTCAGTAACCGGCTTGCTGGCTTCAGCGCGGGCAAGGCATTGGAGGCACGCAAGCGTGGAGCCAACAGCCTGCTGGCTGACGCTCGGATGGTATTCAACCGACGCCTGCTGGCGTTAGGCGTATACCCCGGACTGCCAGACATCCGCTCGTTCACCGACTACCCACCGCTCAAGGAAATGCCGGTGACTTATGATTTCAGCAAAACCGAGCAAAGGGTGCAGCGCGTATTCACTGAGCTGCCTAACCTCAAGGAGTCCGATCCGGCAGCCTACCTGTTGTTCAGGCTGGCCGCTGGCTGTGGCTTGCGGATGCAAGAAGCCATGCAGGCACGAAAGGAGTGGATCACCAAGCTGGGCGACCGTCTGGTAATCCATGTGCAGGCTACCGATGACTGGGTGCCGAAGGGTCGTAAGGATCGCCGGGTGCCGTTGCCAGAGGATGTATATGCCGACCTTCTCACCATGTCTGATGACTCGGAGTACGTTGTGCCTGCCGCCACTGCCAATGAGCGAAGCAAGGGCGTTAGCCGCAGACTGAGCAAGTGGTTCAATGATTTAGGCTGGCCGTTCGAGAAGAAGGCGCACGAGTTGCGGCGATGGTTCGGCGCACAGGTCGCCACGCAAACCAAGAGCTTATTCGCAGCCCAGAGACTGCTCGGCCATGCGTCAGCCAAGACAACTGACAACTACTACGCCGACCTCGTGGACATGCCAGAAGTGCAAATCAACATGGGCGGCAAAACTGAGCTTTCTGATGGCAATCGTCAGGAAACTGAAAATGTATATACGAAGATTGCTAATAAATAGGAATAACCTGCTAGTAACCCGATATTGAATGCAATAATGTGAAATGTTAAATACCTCAGATGCCCGTGATCGACATTGAGGTTAGTGCGGATGCAGCCCGCATATTTAAGAGCTGCTGTCTAAAAACCCAAAAGGAGATAACCATGATTGTTGAAGAAATTATATTGACCATGCCTGTTGAGGCGGGCAACGGTGCCGAACCCGAATGCCACTACAACGCGCCAAACATAAAAAGCTGCTCGCCTGCTGGATCGATGAAAAGCTCCACAGAGCAGCGTTCAAAGCTGCGCGTAATGCCGGTGTTAGCACTGCTGACTATATTTCTAGCCTCATCGCTGAAAACACAGGCGCAAAGCCTAGTGGGCGAAAAACTGCTCGCAGCGGTGTTGCAGGTGGAAAGCTCGGGGCGACACACGGCAGTTGGAGACTTAAACAAGGCGACGGGTAATTATCGCGCCAAGGGCGGCTACCAATTCTGGCGACCGACGTGGAACCACGTCTCGCAAATCCGGCAGAAGTCCGGTCTTCAAACCATCAGCTACGAACAAGGAGCGACCCACCCAGCGTGGTCACGCGAGTACGCCAGAAGCTATTTGACGTGGATCGAAAGATATTTGCGTGATCGAGGTGTTAACACCCCAACCCGCTCACAGATCTATGCCGGCTACAACTGGGGAGTCGGTTCGTTTCGCAAGGTCGCCTTTGACGTGAGCAAAGCACCGGCCACCACCCAACGCGCCTGCCGAAAGATCGAAGCACTATGCCGTTAAGCGAATCAATAGCCGAAGTCCACAAGGAGCTGGATCAGATCCGGCTAGTCAGCAAGGCCAACGTGGCCCGGACACTCGACTGCTCGGTGCAGCATGTATCGCACCTGATCGATAAGGGCGAGCTACAGTCAGTCCACATCGGGCCGAAGGGTATCCGGGTCACCCTTAAATCGTTACAGCGTTTTATTGCAGCATGAGTATTAACAGTAGAGCGAAAGGGGCGAGAGGTGAACGGGCTTGGTGCCAGTTCCTCGCATCGCAAGGCTACGATGCCAAGCGCGGCTGCCAGAACGCTGGCCGCGACCAGTTCGGGCAAGACTTCCCAGACGTGGTATGCCCGGATCTGAATTACATACATTGGGAAGTCAAGTGTGTGGAACGCCTGAACGTAGGCGATGCAGTTTCGCAAGCAGAGCGAGACTGCGAAGGCACCGGCAAGGTGCCGATAGTGGCGCATAAGAAGAACCATGCGCCGTGGCTGGTCACCATACCAGCCGAAGAGTTTGCCAAGTTTCTGCGAGGCGATCTGCCTCCGTCAGAATAAAAACAAGGAGAGTTAGTTGGTAGGGCAGCGGATGTCTTACCCTAGGTGTAAAATACCTGAACTATGAATACAACAGGAGTTTATTACGAGGTGGATGTCACAATGAAAGTGCGTCCAGAATCCAACCGAAGCCAGATCGATGGCACCACACTCGGTTTCATGGGGCGGCCAACTGAGGCCGACATTCAAGCCAAGTTCGACCAACGCTACCCAGACTTCGAGCTAACAAGCATACGCCGGATCTGGAATGCGTCTGGCAAGGCTTACGACTTAAACCAGTTTTACGCCAGAGGCTCATTCACTGGCTAACACTTTGCAGTCGTACTGCAAAACCAAAAACCGAAAACCGAAAACCGAAAACCGAATAATATGATACTAACAGCAAAACAAGAAGGCGGCTGGGAAAATCCCAAGCCGGGAATGCATCAAGCCGTGTGCGTCGATGAGTTCGAGATGAAAGATCAGGAAACAGATTTTGGCAAAAAAGATCAGATCTGGCTGGTGTTCTTGCTCGAAGAAAAGAGAAGCGACGGATCACCAAAGACAATAACTCGTAAGTACAATTCTACTCTGCATGTGAAGGGTACTTTTCGCAAGGACTTGAGGGCTTGGCGTGGTGCAGACCTGACAGCCGATGAGATGGAATCATTCGATACAGCTAAGCTGGTTGGCGCACAGGCTACTATCAACATTCAGGAGTTTCAGAAGAATGATGGTAGTCCGGGTACTCAGATTGGAGCAGTCCTACCACCCGCCGACGGTCAGAACGTAGACGGATCTAGTTACAAAAGGAAAAACGAAGACCCCGATTGGTAAGCCATGACTCTTTTCGTAAAACCGGACGGCGGCGGTCATTGGTATTCAGCCGATGGTCAGCCGAGGTATGAGGCCACCTTGCGCGATGCGCGTAAGGAAAATCTACTCCCAAGCCCGACTAGCATTCTTTCGATTGTTCATAGTGACGGGTTGGAGCGTTGGAAGCTAAACCAAGCAATTAGCGCAGCCGTGGAATTGCAGCGCGGCGAAGCTGAGAGTGAGGAAAGCTACGGTCGCCGTCTGGTTGAGCGAAGTGAGAATCTGCGAAACGAAGCAGCACGCCTTGGCACCGAGGTGCATGACGGCATCGAGCGAATGATTGGTGGACGGCTCTGGAATGAGCGTTGCCCAATCCAGCAGAAGTTTAGCCTTTGGGCAGCCGACAACATCAAGGCGCAGGAGTGGACTGAACGAGTGCTGGTCAATCACAAGCTCGGTGTCGCCGGTAAGGCTGACGCCATGATCTACTTCAAAGGCAAGGCCGCCGAGGTATGTGGTGACGGCCCGGTGCTGGTCGATTGGAAGACTCAAAAAATGAAGAAGAGCCGTGCCAAGGTGCCGGTATATAAACCGGCCTATTATAATAAATGGGTCATGCAGCTCGCCTTTTATCAGAGCTGCGAAATGGTTCCGCCACCCGTTGTCAGTGTTGCGATCAACACGACCGAGGCGGAGGAACCGTACCTCAAGCTGTGGACGCCCGAAGAAGTGGCCGAAGCGTTCGAGGCATTCAAGGCCGCATTGAAGCTGTGGCAATACGAGAAGAACTACAAACCAAACAAGGAGATATAAAATGTATAGAGTTAATGTAGAAGGAATAGTCCGTGGCGTTGCAAGGGTTTACCACCTACGCCCGGAAGCTATTATGGGACGCAGCCGAATCAACAGCCGGGAATATCCGCTGGTCGAGGCGCGTTGGGTAGCGATGATGATTACATGGAAGGCGTTCGGCTGTCATTACTCAGAGACAGCAAGAGCGTTTGGCCGTGATCACGGCACCATTATGCACGCCAAGAAAAGGCTAGAAGAGCAGTTGTCATACGACAAGCGGCTGGCTGTTAGGTGGTCGCAGCTAAAGCATCTTGCTTACGAAAATGACTACGATGACTACGACTACCAGATATGAAAAACGGCAAGGGCAGTAGCCCACGCAATAACCATTCACCAGAGTATCGAAAGAACTACGATCTAATATTTAATAAGGAGAAAAATGAACGCACCAACAAAATCCGATCTGGAACACATCAGCCACATTCAAAACGAGTTCGTCGAGCTGGTTGATATGAAGTATCGCCTTGGCATTTGTGAACATGGCGGCCACCTGTGGGAGAAGCCTCTAGACACTGAGTCACTCATGGAGGCAGTCGATCAGGTTACATATCTAATTACTCTACGCGATCAGATTACGAAAGCCTGTGAGCTTGCTCAGATGGGATATGAGGGGGAGTCAGATGCGCGGGATTCCTGCTACAAGATCCTGCAAACGCTTGGCCGTAAGATCGATAAAATCGAAGCCTAACAAAGTGAGCTACAAAGATTTCGAGCTATGGGCCGACCTGCTGTTCGCTTTCGCGTTCTGCTACCTGATTTATATGCTGCTCCGATGAACCAGCCGACTGTAACCCTGAGTGCAAGTGAGTGCGCCGTGGCGCAGATGCTGGCATCCATGCGTTACATGACGGCACGGGCCGCCGGTCAGGTCAACCTGAAGCAAGGCAGTCAGTCACCCCACATCACCGACCTTGAAGGCATGGCCGCAGAGCTGGCTTTCGCCAAGCACTTCAACGTCTGCCCTGACATGGCGATCCGCCCTGTTAGCGGCGGGCATGATGCCGTGCTGAAGGGCAAGACGGTGGACGTGAAGGTCACGAAGTACCCTGAAGGTCAGCTACTGGCCCACACGAAGAAGAAGCCAGCCGACAGCGACGTGTACGTCCTGCTGGTTGGTGAGATGCCGACCTATCGTATCGCCGGGTACGCCAAGGCCGATGAACTGATCAACCCGGCACAACTAACAGACTTGGGCTATGGGCCGGTTTACGCCCTGCCCCAAGACAGATTGAGGAGGTTTAAGAAGTGAGCCTGAAAGCATCAGCATGGGCGTGGGAGGCGAAAGTCAAGGGCTTGCAGAAGCTCGTACTGCTCGCCATTGCCGATTACGCCGGGAGAGAAAACAACTCGGCTTGGCCGTCGGTCAGCACGCTGGCCGAGCGTTGCGGCATCAGCCGAATGTCGGCCATCAGGGCCATCCGCGAGCTTCAGGATGCGAAGCTGCTGGAGGTCGAAACGAGGTCAAATCGCACCAACTTATACCGCCTGCCGGTGGGTGAATCTGGGGGGTATCAGAGTGATACGGGGTATCAGAGAGTTACCACGGTGGTATCAGAGAGTGACCACGGTAGTACCACACAGTTACCACCGCAGTACCACAGTGATACCCTAACCAGTCAAGAACCAGTAAAGAACCAGTCAAGAACCAGTAAGGTTGATGATGATCAAGCAAAGGCTCTTTACGATGCCTACCCACGGAAGGCCGGCAAGCCGAATGCCCTGAAGGCCATCAAGGCGGCCCTAAAGCGAGAGTCGGCCAAGAAGGAACACGGCTTGTCCTACAAAGCCCTTTTAGAAAAAACGAAACTCTGGGCCACGGCCTGCCAGCAGAAGATTGCCGCCGACCCGGAGTCAGCCAAGTACATCAAGCACCCAGCCACTTGGTTCAATCAGCAGTGCTACCATGAGGATACTGCCGAGTGGGGCATCGAACCGAAACGCCGGAGCCAGCAGGAGCGGGAAACTGAATCCTACCTGAAACGAATCGAACGCGAAACCGCTGCGGATCTTGCAGCCATCCAAGACCTATGAGCCAAGAACATAAATGCCCCCACTGCAAGTGCGCCGTCCACGTCGCCGAACCTACCGACTACCCAGCCATGAAACTGGCCCAATTTAGGAGCATGGTTCATTGCGATGAGTGTTTCCGGCTAAAGGAAGCACAGCTCAAATGCAACGAGCGTATCAACATGATAAACGACCAGCTACGATTCGCAACCGACTCCCAGCAGATCGACAAGCTGTCCGGCAGCCTGAAGGCGCAGTACAGCAGCCGGAAGCTAATCGCGGAAAAGCTCGAACGTAAGCTGCGAATAAATCGTCCAACTAGCGAACAAAACGCCGTTGCCAAGTCAGCGAATGGTTCGTTACCTTGGTGAAGGTGTTAACACCTAGCTGTTAATGGCGCGAGGATGCGTTCTGAGCGGCTTTTACAAGGAGGATGGGGAAACATGAGTGCCAACCAACAGAAGGCCAAGAAACACACGTTCATCAGCGTGGCAACCTGCGAAGTTTGCGAGTGCAAGATCGTATTCCACGAGAATGTCGAGGTAACCGCTCCAGCCGGCAAAGCAAGGGACGCCGCCATCAACGCATTTCGCCGCACAATCAGTTTCATGATGCAGGACGAACACCCGCTCTGCGAGGAGTGCGAGCTGGAATTGGCCGCCATGTTCGCTGCCGGACTATTCGACGAGGAGGACGATGAAGGATGACTCCAGAGGAACGGGCGGCGTGGCAGGCCGTAGCCAAGCTGATGCTCAAGGACAACCCACGCCGGTACACATCAAGCGAAGTGGAGTCAGTGATGATCGGCTGCCGGCAGATACCGGAGCTACAGGAGCCGCTGAAGGAGTTCTTGCAAGCAGTGAAGAAGAAACGCCGCTAGGCCCGGCACCAGAGCTGGCTACGGTTGATCAGGAGACACGCGCAGCCGTCAACATCATCCAGCCAGAGCGTGGCATCGGTTCAGGCATCCCATACGACACCTACCGGGCCATCGTCATGCTGCTACGCGAAGGCGTGCCAATGGTGACTATCGGTGACCGCTTCGGCTACAGCCGGACAACCATAAGCGAGATAAAAGCACGCCACATGGATCTGATACCGTCCCACCGCGACCTGATGACCCAGAAGGCAGAAAACCTCCGTGAACTGCTATCTGACGCAATGGTGGATGCCGTGCAGAGCGGTCGCATGAGTCCGAATCAGTATGCGTTCACATACGGGATAGTTTCTGACAAGTACCACACCGAAACAGGGCAAAATCAGCAGAAACACGAGCATATCCACGTTTCTCTCGATAAAAACGACCTCGGAAGCCTGCTTTCCGGGCTATCAGGGGACAAACCAGACGAGAAATCTGTGTCCGGCACGCATTCTGACCCACAAAAACAGGCAGATCCTGAAAGCAGTGCAAAACCGTGACCAAACGCACCCCAACATATGGTATGATCAAAAAACGACACCACAAGAGGGGGCGGGGGGGTGCTGGCGAAAATTCTGGGCGGCAGTTTCGACGGATTGGTGGGGTAATTTAATTTATGCAAATAGCCAGCCACACGGCAGGCCGAACTAACAGAAAAACGGGAGAAACGGATGGTACGAGAAATCGATCTAGCAGAACACACGGGAGTCGCGAGGGCGGAGCTGCGTAACTTACGCCGGGAGGCGGTGGGCGAGAAGCATTGGCTACTGTTTGGCAAGTCAATCGTATGGACTGATGCTGGCCTGAGATGGCTATCTGAGCGTCTTTCGGTGGATCTGGGTGACATTTTACCGGAGCAGCCTGCTGAACGCGCAGCGGTCGTTTTGAGGGCGAGAATACTGAACCCTCGATTGATCCGGGTAGTGGTTGATGGTGAGCGTGAGCCTAGCTTGGCTAATGTGGGCGATAATCGGCTGTATAAGCCGGATATGCGTGTTTTGGTACGGAAGGAGGGCAATGGGTATGTCGGGCCGAGGCGACCGAAAATGGCAGGCGACTGAGGGCGAGTATACGGGGTTTGTGCCGCACTCTGACTGGCCGACCATCGAGGAGTGTAAGCAGTTTAACCGTCGTGCGGAGGCGTGGCTGCGAAAACGTGGCGAACAGACGGGAATTGACGATTTGAAGTTTGGCAAACAATCTGATGAAGCCGGTACGGACTAGAGGCGTGAGAGAGTCGCGCACATGGGGTTTTCTATGCGTTCTGCGTGTAGCTCCTGACCTCATTAGTGAACACTGTACCGGCCCTTCTGTTTGCCGCTCACTTTCTGGTAATTCTGATCGGCAACCTGTTTTGCCGCTCACTAATGGATGACAAATGAAGTGCTGGCACTGTCAATCTGAGCTTATATGGCAGAGTGACCATGATCTGGAGGATCTTGGCTGGGACAGGGGCGGAATACTGACTGAGTTCAAGTGTTCTAAATGCCCTGCCGAGGTAACCGTAATTTTACCTGATGAATCTGGAACCGAAGACACCTGAAGAGCTGCTGGAGACGTGCCTGCTTTGGCCGCCCAGCCGGCACCTTGGTATCACCAGAGAGTTTCTGGCTGATCAGGTTGCTGAGAATGGTCAAGAGCATGTTTCTGCATGGCTGTATGACTATTTTTACAAGCGTCTGAGGCCGTCCTATCTCGACCCGTACCGGCACACGGTTATCCCTGATCATTGGAAGGATGCGGCACGTCTGCTGGCCGATAATGATCGTTTACTGATTAGCGGGGGTAACCGGAGCGGTAAAACGGCCTTCAGTGCTTGGTGGCTGATGCAGATGCTGATGGAGAAGGAAAACAGTCGCATTGCGTGTTTCAGTATGACGGCTGCGAGCAGTATTCGTGACCAGCAGCCGGCGATGTTCCACATGCTGCCGATTGAGTTTAAGCACATTAAGAAGACCAAGACTACGAACATCAACTACAGCCAGAAAAACGGCTTTACCGATGGCACGTTTATTCTGCCAAACGGTTCGCAGGTGTTCTTCCTGAACTACGCCCAGCAGCCTGACATTCTGGAGGGTTTAGAGGCTGATGCGGTTTGGTTTGATGAGCTGGTGCCGTACCACTGGGTGGAAACGGCTGAGTACCGTTTAATCACGAGGCGCGGCAGTCGTGGTACGGGTAAGATGTTAATCAGTGCGACCCCGGTAACCGGGTGGACGCCTGTCGTGAATGACTTTGTGGCTGGGGCGAAAATCACTCAGCAGAAGGAGGCTTCCCTGCTTCAAACCTCCCCGCCTCCCTCTGGGTGTCGCCCCGGCCACATGCCTTATATCGGTGAATGCGTAAAGGAATCCAGCGGCGTGATTTGGTTTCATTCTGAGATGAATCCGTTTCAAAGCCCTGAAGAGATGAAGCGCAGTTTATCGGGTGAAAACACGGTCACCATTAGGCTGCGTGCCTATGGCTGGTGCGAGAAGGCTACCGGAAACTGGTTTCCGAAGTTCGGCAAGGATCATGTCGTGGAGCCTGAAGATGTGCCGGCGGAGGGTACGAACTTTATGTGCGTCGATCCTGCCGGCAGCCGCAACTGGTCAGCCCTGTGGCTACGCTGCACGCCTGATGGCCGCATGTACGTTTACCGGGAGTGGCCTGACAAGGAGACGTATGGTGAGTGGGCTATCCCCGGCGATAAAGTTGAGGGCCAGATGGGGCCGGCACAGAAGCCGGAGGGTAGGGGGATTAACGAGTACAAAGAGCTGTTTCTGGAGCTAGAGAATGGCGAGAAGATTGAGGAGCGGTTTATCGATCCGCGAGCCGGCGGCAGTCATCAGGCGACCAAGGAGGGCGGCATAACCTTGATCGAAATGCTGGCCGATGAGCCGAACGAGATGTGGTTCACTCAGGCACCCGGCCTGAATGTCGATCAGGGTGTGCAGCAGATCAACGAGGCGATGGCGTACAACACGGAGGAGCCGGTAACGATGATTAACGAGCCGAAGCTATACATCAGCCGAGACTGCGGAAACCTGATTGACTGCTTGCAGAATGTCAGCAGTGCCGGGGCGGACAAAAACAAGTTCAAAGATCCGATAGACGTGCTGCGCTACCTGATAACGAGCGACCTGTCGCATGTGGACGAAAAGACGTTTGCGGCCACGGGTGGAGGAACTTACTGATGAAAAAACTTCCGCTATTACTTAGCTTATCTGAAGCAGCAGAGCTGACCGGCCTTTCCACCAAGTACATTGCAAAGCTGCGCCGTGCGGAGGTTATCAAGACCTACAGAATGCTGGGTGGCAGGCATAAGTATCACCGTGACGATTTACTGAAACATGTTGGAATCAAATCAAATTAACTATTCAGCCTTCCAGTGGGAGGGCGAAAATGAGCTGTGGACAGAAATGATGCTTAACCTGCGCGAGTACGAGCAGTCTGAGATTATCGCCACTCAGGACATTAATCTGGACGCTAACCAGCGAGCGTTCGCCTGCGGCAGATCCGCTGCTGTCAGTGAACTGATCGCGCACTTCGAGTCTATCCGCGAAATGGCGCGTGGGCGTAAGGAGTAAAAACGGGCGACCCGAAAAGGCCGCCCGTCTGTTTTTCTATTTGCCCCTGATCACATAAGCCACCGCCGCTACTCCAAGCGCGAGGTTGGCCGCCGTGTCGAGCAGGGCCATTGTATAGGCAATTTCTGATCCACCCATCGCTATTGCCCCCTTTCTGTTTTGTTAGACGCACGAAGTGTGCTTCAAGGTTAAATAAAATCTATCTAAACGCTTTTTATATCCCTTAACGGCTCTTAACGGCCCGTAGGGTATTCACTGTGTCGCCAAATGCTTCCGGCGGCTGTCAAATCCATAACGGCGCGGTGTTTCTGCGAGTTCGCTGTGCCTCACATAACCAAAACGCTGGATTTAATACACTGGCCCTCTTTGCGGGCTACAAACGCAATGGAAGCAAATAAAGGCGGGCAAACGGACAGCCCTCAAACCGTGGACGTAACGGACGAAGCCTCACTGGCTGACGCCCTAAAGCAAACACTGGAACTTGAGGTTCCGACAGATGAAACGCCAGAGGAAGCCCCGGCAGAAGCCGAGGTGGACGAAGGCAACCAATCTGAGGTTCTTTCACAGACTGAAGAAGAAGCAGAAGCAGAGGATGAACCGACGGCTGAACCTGCACAGGAAGCAGACGCCGGGGAAGATGAAGCTGATGATGCTGACGCCGAGGAGGGCGACGAGGAGATACCTCGCGGCCTTCAGAAGCGTCTGAATAAGCTCACCAAGCGAGCCAAAGCAGCCGAAGAAAAACTTGCGGCAGCCGAGGCCAAGCTGGAAGAGCAACCTGCCGAACCTGAGTCGGTCGTAACCGCGCCGGTAACACCCGACAATCCGTTCGCTAACCTCACCAAGACGGAGGATGTCCAGAAGGAGGAGGCAAACGCAGAGCAGGTGCTTGACTGGTGTGACGATAACCCTGACGGGGCAATCGTCCAGACAGCCGAAGGCGAGGTAGAGTATTCAGCCGAGGAGGTGCGTGATATACGCAAACGAGCATCAAAGGCTATCCGCAAGTGGCTGCCGCAGCGACAGCAGTGGATCAAGGAAAACCAGCAGAATGATCAGTACGCATTAAAGTCGTACAAATGGTGGAACGATAAGGCGTCAGCCGAGTATCAGGCCGCCAACAATATTCTGAGGGAGTTTCCAGAGATTCAACGCTTTCCTGATTACAAGGTCATCGTTGGTGACACTTTAATGGGAATGCAAATGCGCCTGTCGCAAGAGCAGCAAGCTGCCAAACCGAAGAAGGCTACACAGCCGAAAAAGGCACCGGCACAGCCGGCAGCCCCAACCGCTGAACCGGCCCCGGTTAATGAGTCAGCCGCCCGTTCATCTTCTGCCCGCCAACGCTTCACAGACTCAGGCTCAGTGGAAGACCTCGCAAATGTACTTGCTGCGGATATGTAGCAAGATGTGAGGAGAAATATAAAATGGCATCTCTTTTAGAGAGGACTCAAATCGGTAAGCGAGAAGACCTCGCTGATTTAATCGCCTTGGTAGACGCGCACGACTGTCCAGTTGTGTCTTCCGCCAAGAAAGGAAGCAAACCCGGCAATACACTCATGCAGTGGCAAGCCGACAGCTATGACAGCGCAGTTACCACTGGCACTGTTGATGGCACAGACGTTGGTTCGTCTGACTACCAGAACCCCGGAGCCAATCGTGCGATTCTGAGCAACTACGTTCAGATTTTCCGTCGCTCGATTCGTGTGTCTCCGCTGTCTCTGGAAGTCAGCAATGTTGCAGGCTTGAAAGACGAGTTGTCTAACGGCATCGCCAAGAAGCTCGTTGAAATCAAGCGCGACATGGAAAGTACGATCCTGTCTGCCAATGACGCGCAAGCTGATGACGGTTCCAACGCTTACCTGACCAAAGCCCTTGGCACTTGGATCAGCACCAGCGGTGGTTCCGTGCTTCAGGTTGATAGTGGGTTCCGTACCCCATCGGCCAGCATCGAGACTACTGCTACGACGAGCGACATCACTGACACGACCGTACAGGACGTGTTGGCGAGCATCTATGCTCAGACCGGCAGCATCAAGAACTACACTGTGCCGTTGGGCCGCACCCTGAAGCGTGCCTTCACTGACCGCCTCACTGGCACTCGCCAAGTGACTGACGCCAGCAACAACCTTGCTGCCACCCAGATCCGCACCTTCTCGCCGCAATCCGGCAAGAAAGTGTCGATTGCCGTGGATGTGTTTGAAGGCGACTTCGGGACTTGCTCCTTGGTGCCTGACAACTTCATGCCCGCTCAAACTGACGGTTATGTGTTGGACATGTCTGGCATCGAGTTGCGCTACGGCAAACTGCCTGAAGTGAAGGAACTGCCTGACGCTGGCGGTGGCCCGATCCGTATGATCGAAGCTGTTGCTGCTCTTGTTGTGCAGAATCCGCTTGCTCACGGCAAGTTCGACCTAGCCAGCTAAAGCATAGTCAGTAGCTATAATGCTTGAAGAAGCTATCAACTCTCTGCCGGGGGAATTACGGGACGCAGTTGCATCCCGCCTCCGGCAGAGGGTCTTTTCACAGTGCGACACCGCCTACTCTGAAGCTAGAGCCAACGGTGCCGCGAACAACTCCAAGGAGTACAGTCACGTTGATGGCATGGGCCAGATGAAAGCCTCAGTGCCGGCAACCGCCTACCATTATTGGGGGCAGCGTGAGGGCTACGATGTTTGGGGTGATAAAAAATTTGTTAAGCGGTATCTGGAGGACAATCCAGATGTCCGGGTCAACTCGAAGTCTGGGAAGATTCAAGTTGGCTACCGTGGTGATGGATTCATCCCGACCGGCTACGGCAGAAAAGTCAAAGTCTATAAATGAACGATAAACTCGCACACTTCTCTGAGACGCCCGACATTAACGAGTTTATTGTTGAGTACCGCCGCGCACTTGATGAGGGGCTTACCCTGCAAAACGTGCGTGACGCTGAAGACATCCGTTTTGCGCGTTGGACAGGCCAGTCTGATGACGGCAAAAAATGGAGCAAGAATTTACCTGAAGGCCAGCAGGCATTCCCGTTCGAGGGGGCATCCGATTGCCGGGTGTATTTGGCCGACCAGATCATCAACGACTGCGTAGACATGCTGGCTGTAGCACACAGCCGAGCTGACCTGCGTGTTAACCCTGTCGAGCTAACAGACACCGAACCGGCTGCTGCGGCTACCACCATGATGAACTGGGTTCGCTCCACCATGCAAAACACGTTGCAGGAGGAGTCGGAACTGCTGGCGAACTATGTGAACACCTACGGGTGGGCGGCTATGTTTGTCGGCTGGGATCAGCAGGCGACCCTACGCAATAACCCGATCAGCATCGAGCAGCTTGTTATGATGGCTCAACAGGTAGATCCGTCCAGCATACTGGCCGAGCTGCCTGAGATGGTCGCAGACAAGGAACGCGCCGATCAGGCTGCCGAGCTTCTAATGCAGTTCGTGCCTGACCTCAAGAAGCGCAGGGCTAACCGGATCGTGAAGGAATTACGCGAGGAAGGTAAAACGGTCTTCCCTGAGGCATACATTTGCCGCAACCGGCCATCGGCTGTCGCCCTGAAGCCTCACGAAGAGGTTGTCGTTCCGCCGGAGACAATCGACATCCAAAATGCGCGTGTGATCTTCCGCCGGCAGTACATGACTGAGGTTGAGCTGCGTAGCAAGGTGACCACTGAGGGGTGGGACGAGTCCTTTGTTGAGGAGGCACTGAACACAGCCGGCAAGAGCCTTAACTACCTAGACCAGACAACCCTCAAGGGGCTGGTTAGCGAGTTCCAGCGTGGCGACAATTTGGTTGAGATTACCTACGCCTACACCCGGCAGATGGATGCCAACGGTGTGCCGTCAATCTACTACACCATCTTCTGCCCGCTTATGCAGGCCGTAGATGGCAAGGTGAAGTTTGCGAAGCATGAAATGCTCGACTACGCGCACAACCAGTACCCGTTTGTTTTGTTCCGGCGCGAAAGCGTTGCACGCCGGGTCGTTGAGTGCCGTGGCATTCCGCACCTTGTGCAAACATGGCAGAACGAAATCAAAGCGCAGCGTGACGCAATCTTTGACAGCACCAGCTTTGAGACTATGCCGCCATTGCAGGTCAATAAACGCCTTGGACTAGCCAACAAGATTGGCCCCGGACAGCAGTTACCGGTCACCAAGGCTGGCGACTACCAGTTCCTGCAACCGCCATCCCGGCCACCGCAGACTGCGTTCAATTTGATCGAGGCTGTGCAGCTACAGGTTGACACCTACTTTGGCCGGCCAAACGGCAAGGTGCCTCAGACGCAGACCATGATGAAGCAGCAGCGCATGATCAATGAGTGGCTGCGGGATTACTCTGAGGTTTACCGCCAGATGTTCAGGCTCTGCATCCAGTATTTAAGCCCTGAAGAAATTGTCCGGATCACGAGCAGTGCGGCAAGCGAGGCTATCACGCATGACGCCTCCCGGTACGACTTCAATCTGCGATTCAATGTGAGCGAGATGGATAACGAGCTGGTGAAGGAGAAGATGCAAACCATCGCGCAAGCCATCGTGCCGCTCGACATGGCCGGGACAATCGACCGCAGTAAGTTGGTTAACAAGCTGCTCAAGGCAGTTGCGCCTGAAAGCGCAGACGAACTGCTCACCGACCAGATGGGTGCCAGTCGTAAGATGTACGAGGAAGTGAAGGGCGAGATTGTGGGTATGATGAACGGTGTCGAGGCGACCTACACCGATGCCAGCAATGATCCGACAGCCGGCACCAAGATGCAGTTCGCCCAAGAGATTGCGAGCAGCAGTCCGGGCGTGCAGGAGGCACTACAGGGCAACGAACTGTTCAAGGATTTGTTCGGCAAGTATGTGCAGAATTTACAGATGGGCGTTGCCCAGCAGCAGAACAAGCAAATCGGCCTGACTGGAGTATCTCCGTCAGCATCCGGCTACTAAAATGCGAACATTAAACTTTTCATCGATCCTGAACGGGGCGGCCCACTTGTCTGGGCTAGATCCTGACAATCTCAGTGCGTCTGAGTTTAACCGCTTCAGAGATATGGCTGATGGCCGGCTAGGCATGTGCTGGGAGGGTGAGTATTGGCCGGACACCATTCGCGTAGTTAGCGCGGCAGTGACCGACACAGACGGTGTAGAGGTTGCATCTTACCCGGCAGACGCTGGGGAGATTCTGAATGTAACCAGCAAGAACCCACGCAAGACAACGATCAACGACATGCTTGCTTGGTCAATTTATAACGATGGAACAAACCGCTATGTTCAGTTGAGGGACAACGCTACCCCGGTCTGGCTGGAGTACCGCATTGTGCGGCCCAGCCTGACCGGCAGCGTGTACTCATCGTCCAGCACCTATAGCAGCGGTGATCAGGTTTATCATGCTGGTAATTTTTATGATGCAAACACGGCGGTGGCCGTCAACGAGTCACCGTCCACCACGTCATCGAAATGGGACTTGGTTAAGATACCCGCGATCTTTCAGTCGTACCTGATTCGCGGCGTTTACTCAGACTACCTCCGGGCGACCGGCAACAACGAACTGGCAATGGCGGGTGACCGTAATGCTGAAAGCCTTCTGATGATGGAGGCCGATAAACTTTACCGTCAGCAAGGCCAAACGCGCCGGCTTGACATTCAAACTTATTAGAGGGGCATCCAATGGCGAACAAGAAAATCTCAGAGCTAACAGCACTCGGCGGCACACCTGCAAGCGATGATGTCGTGCCAGTGGTGGACACCTCAACGTCTACTACCAAGAAGGTCACAGTCAGCAACCTACTGGCAAGCAAAGCAGACAGCAGCCACACGCACGCGATCAGCGATGTGACTAACCTGCAAACTTCTCTGGACGCGAAGCAAGCCACTGTTACGGCGGGTGATGGACTCAGCTTCTCTGGCGACACATTGAACGCTGAAGTGACTCAGGCTGAGTTGGACGCAAAGCAAGCTGCTCCGTCTGAAGGTGCATTCGTTGATGGTGACAAAACTAAGCTAGACGGCATCGAGACTTCGGCTGATGTAACTGACGCGACTAACGTGGAAGCCGCTGGCGCACTAATGGACTCCGAGCTTACCGATCTAGCCGGAGTCAAGGGCGTTACAATCTCAACCCTTCAGCCTAAACCATCCGAGGGTGCCTTTGCCGATGGCGATAAAACCAAGCTAGATGGAATCACTGCAAGCGCAAACAATTACAGCCACCCGAACCACACTGGCGATGTAACTTCCACAGGTGACGGGGCAACGGTTATTGCTAATAACGCTGTAACCACCGATAAGATCGCTGATGACGCCGTGACGGCTGCGAAGATTGCTGACACAAGTGTGACTGCTGGCAGCTACACCAATGCTGATATTACGGTGGACGCACAGGGCCGGATCACGGCAGCCAGCAGTGGGTCAGGCGGAGGCGGAGGCGGCTCTGGCACAGTAACCAGCGTGGGCGGCACTGGCACTGTATCCGGGCTAACCTTGAGTGGCACGGTCACAAGTTCGGGCAACTTAACCCTCGGCGGCACTCTTAGTGCTAACCTGACGAGTGACGTAACAGGTACACTCCCCGTTGCTAATGGCGGAACTGGCCTTACCAGCATTGCTACCTTACTTAACAGCAATACTACTGCCAGTGATGTGGGTTTGGGCAGTGTAGAAGACACTGCATTATCTACTTGGGCTGGGTCAACAAACCTTACGACTTTGGGGACGATTGCGACAGGAACGTGGCAGGGTACAGCAATTGCTGACAGTTACGTTTCTAGCGCGTCAACGTGGAACGGAAAGATTGCTAACGTCTCCGAGGATACTACACCGCAGCTAGGTGGCGATTTAGATGTCAACGGGCAGGACATTGTAAGCACATCCAACGCTGACATTGAGATTGCTCCGAACGGCACAGGGGCAACGGTGTTTAAGGGTAACACCAACGCTGGTGCAATTAAGCTGAACTGCGAATCAAACAGTCACGGGCAGACTATTATTGCTCAACCGCATTCAGCCGCTGTAACCAACACGCTCACTCTTCCTGCGGGTTCTGATCAAGAGATTGTCGGCACATCTGCTACTCAGACTCTTTCCAACAAAACTATAACGGGACTCGTCATCGGCACGGACGTTCAAGCCTACGATGCCGACACCAGCAAGACCGATGTGGCAACCGAGTGGTCTGCCGCTCAAAATTTCAACAGCACCCAATTAACTTTCGATGCTACGCAGGATTGGGATTTATCTACTAATCAAGTCTGCGAGTTGACTCTCACAAATAACACCACCTTTGACGCACCTACCAACATTCAGGACGGTGGGTTTTACTCAATAACGCTTATTCAGGACAGCACAGGCAGTCGTACCGCAGCTTGGGATGCAGTGTTTAAATGGGCTGGGGGAACGGCTCCCACGCTGACTACAACTGCCAGTGCGAAAGACATTCTCGTATTCCGAGGAGACGGCACAAACCTACTCGAAGTGGGTCGCCAACTGAACGTGAGTTAATCGAATGGGAGCTAACCTAATATTACCAGCAGGAAGCGCGGCGGCTGACTCAACCCCAGCCGACCCTGTGACACGTTCGCTGCGGTTTGACGGAAGTGCGTACCTCTCACGATCAACTGGAAGCACCAGCACAACTTGGACGCTGGCATTTTGGGTCAAGCGAGCAACCATCTCTGGCCCATCTCAAGCGCAATACCTCGCAACGTGGGGCATCTCTGGTTCGGCTGGTGAAGGATTAAGTTTTCGAGGAACAACCGATTCAAGCAACACTGATAAGCTAGGCTTTTGGAACGGATCATCCACCACATACTCAACAGGAGTTTACCGCGATCCAGCAGGGTGGGCGCATATTTGCATCAGCGTCAATTCCGGCACGGCAACAGTTTACTATAATGGTGAATCTATTTTATCTGGAATAACGGGGGTTCAAGCGTGGGGCAGCATGAGGCTCGGCGCGTGGCTCAACCAGAACGAGCTAGAGGGTTACATTGCCGATGTGTACGGGGTCGAGGGTAGTGCGCTAGATCACACCTCATTTACTGAATCAAATGACTATGGTGGACTAAAACCCAAAGCATTTACGGGCGTTGGCACAAATGGATTTCACCTGCTTTTTGAAAACACATCAAGCATCGGGGAGGACGATGCGGGGTCTAATGATTTTACTGCGAGCGGTTTGGCATCGGCGGACATTCGCGAGGACAATCCATTTAAGAACCACGCAACGTGGAACCCTCTGATCAAGCGGTCAAGCACCTCTAATATTTTCACATACAGCGAAGGCAACACCGTAGCCACCTACACTGGAGGCGTGGCCCACACATCCACAACCATCGCGTCCAGCGGCGTTCATTATGCGGAGTTTGCCTTCAGCGGTGGCACATCGAGCATTTCGGGGGCGGGGGTAGTTCGGGCAAGGTGGAATGATGGACACGCAGACTCATACACCACGAATTATGGCGGGTGCTATTACGGATCAAGCGGCAATGTTGATTCACCTTCCGGTAGCACATCAGTTTCGGCAGTCGGCAGCAACCGCTTGGGCATCGCGTTCGATGGAGCAAATAACAAAGCTGATTTTTACTCTGTTACTTCCGGCGGAACGATGACCCTGTTGAAAAGCCTAACGTCATCCGACAGCATTGATTTTGATGGCAGTGCAACATTTACAGCCACCTCACACGACACAGGCGCGACATCTATTACTGGATATTTTGAAGCTGGTGAATGGTGGGGGACTGCTCCGAGTGTTGGCAGCACAACAGCTACCTCGCTGAACACCAGCAATCTCGGCACACCCACTGTTAACCCTGAAGAGCATTTTTTACCAGCAACGTACACAGGGGCTGGTGGCAGCGAGGAAATAAACCTTGGATTCACTCCAGCCCTTACTTGGATCAAGCGTCGAGAAGATTCTGGCTATTGGCACGGCTTCTATGATTCAGTTCGTGGTCTTTCCGCTGGAGCTTTAGCGTCTAACAGCACAAACACCGAAGACAGCACCCAGCGCGTAGCGTCTTTTGATAGCGACACTGGAAGTGAGGGCTTTACTCTTGCTTCATCGCATTACTCATACACCAACACTTCGGGCAAAGATTTCATTAGCTGGAACTGGAAAGCCCACCAAGGAGGCCCAGTCACCCGCTCGCACACGATGACCCTAGAAGTGGATGACCTTTGGGGGAGTGGAAGTGATTGGGGCAACACAAAGCTGGAAGTGTGGGAGGGTGCGACCAAGCTAAAAGACATTACGCAACCAGCCTACACGGGCGGCAGTTCAACAGCTTGGACGATTAAAACGAACGACACTGATAAGATCAAGGTGGTGTGGGACGTAGACAGTTCGATGGATTGGACTGCTATGTACGCCATACTTAAAGATTCGTCTAATAACACACTGGCTTCTTGGAACGGAAACAACTACGACGGTTATAGCTCAACTCCAGCAGACGGCAGCAACTTTTACATCCCTAGCTCACACGATAGCTCCAATGCGGCTGTGACCGGAGTGGTGGAATCTTCATCGCCTACGGTAGAGTCGTACAACTCCGCCGCGGCGTTCACCATCATCACCTACGGCGGCAACGGAAGTGATGGTGACACTCAAGACCTGACCCACAGCCTCGGAGCCGAGCCAGAGTTTATTATCACGAAAGCAAGGACGGATAGTAATAGCGCAGATGGGGGATGGAACGTCTACCACAAAGACACCGTTCTGGGCACTAACTACTATAATGGCACACACCCATTGCTTTGGCTCAATCGGACGTGGGACTCTTATGACCCGATTAACTCTCCAGCAATCCCAAAGAGCGGCTCTGAAAATACGACTATTACAGTTAATAACGATAGCAGCTACGGACACGCTGCAAATGACAGTGGAGCAACGTATGTGATGTACGCTTGGGCTGGCGTCGAATCTTATTCTTCTTTCGGCAAATACACGGGCAATGGAAGCTCGGATGGGCCTATGGTACATCTTTCTTTTAGGCCAAAATTTTTCATGTACAAGCAATCCACTGGAACAACTAACTGGGTCATAGTGGATGCTGAACGAGAAACTTACAACACGGTAGACCTTGGCCTGTTTCCAAACCTGTCCACCTACGAGCAAGCGGGTTCCAGTTCAAACTACAAAATGGATTTTCTGTCAAACGGGGTGAAAATCCGCACATCCGTGAGCGGCACAAACGCTAATAACCAGACGTTCATCTATGCCGCCTTTGCCGAATCACCATTTAAACACGCCAACGCCAGATAAGATTTAATCATGCCATACATTACAAAAGAAGGTCGGGTGCTGCCTCAAGACAAAGCCTTTTCTCATAACAACATTTCATTCCCAGCCAACTGGCTTCGTGCGTCATCCGCCGCCGACAAGGAGGCACAAGGCTTCTCATGGGTGGCTCCTGAAGAACCACCAGTAGTCCGTGCGCCACTGGATCGTGAGAAGGCAGACGGCATTGTGCGGGCTAAAGACACTGCGGGTAAGATGTTGGCTGGCAGCGATTGGATGCAAATCGCCAAAATTGAACGTAATCGAGAGGTAGCAGAAGATTGGGCTGAATACCGTGCCGCTGTAATTGCCGAAGCAGACCGCCTAGAGCAACAGTACAGCACTGCTGAAAGCTACGAAGCCATTGATGCTATTGTGCAAAACTGGCCGATCAATCCTGATGAACAGGCCGAGCGTGATCGGATGGAAGCTGAAGAGAAGGCGGCAGAGGGGGGCAAGCAAGATGGCTAAATCAATCGCCAGAACCACCAAAGGCAAGGGGGCCAACTACCGGCCCACCAAGTCAGGGGCCGGGATGACGAAGAAGGGCGTGGCGGCTTACCGGAAGGCTAACCCCGGGTCTAAGCTGAAGACCGCGGTGACTGGAAAGGTTAAAGCAGGCAGCAAGGACGCCAAGCGGCGGGCATCGTACTGCGCCAGATCGGCAGGTCAGGCGAAGAAGTTTCCGAAAGCAGCAAAAGACCCAAACTCGCGGCTGAACCAAGCCCGCAAAAGATGGAAGTGTTAAACATGAAGAAACCGGGACTATACGCAAACATACACGCGAAACGTAAGCGCATTAAAGCAGGCTCTGGAGAGAAGATGCGGAAGGCTGGATCAAAAGGTGCGCCATCTAAAGCGGCGTTTAAGGCGGCAGCGAGGACTGCCAGAAAGAAGAAGTAATGCAGGAGTACAACCCCGGCAGCATAGACAGCATTCTAACGCGCATGGAAGCGCGGCAGGTGCAGAACACGGAGAGGCTTGAGCAGATTTTGAGCAAGATCGAGCAGCACGAGGAACGCATTGAAAGGCTGGAAGCCTTCCGCTGGTGGCTGCTAGGCAGCGTGTGTGCAGGCTCCGCAGGTGGAGCGGCTGCGCTGAGTAAAGTATTTGGTGGATGAATCGGGTGGATACAAACGAAAGATAACAATGAAACCGGGATACAAAACAACTGAGTTCTGGCTGGCATCTGTCGCAACACTTTGCGGCGTGCTGTACGCTAGTGGAATCATCACGCCTGAAGGCACTGAGCCTGTCGAGAAGGCTGTGGCATTTATTGCCGCTGCCCTTGCCAGCTTGGGGTACTCGCAGGCGCGTGGAGCAACCAAGGCAGCAGGGCCACGGGGCTGATGTGGCTTGCAGCACTAAAGGGTCTTGCGGCCATTCCGCAGATCGTTGAGCAACTGCAAAACATCGGAAAGAAACTAGATGAGAAACAGGCACTGGAAAGGTTGGCCGAGAAACGTCGCGCTGTTGACGATCTTATTGCTGTTGCCAAGCAGTTGCCTGAGTCCTCGCCTGACGGGAGTAACGGATCTGATGCAGAAGCATAGCGCAGGTCTACGTCAGGCGGTCAACTCCGGGCCGGAGGCAGAAGCCTTCGTCCGAGAGTTGGCTGATTACGCATTACAACTTGAAGCACAACTGGAAGCAGGAAACTAATGCCACGAGACGCACAGAGTCAGATTGACGGTGATACTCAGTTCATGGGTATCAGCCCACGCTTGGACGCAGGCAGTTTGCCTGCTGGCATGGCGAGTGAGGCGCGGAATATGCGCTTCCGCAACGGCGTGGCTGCGACTCGCAAGGGCGTTTACAAGCCTAGTTGGATTAACAACCTGACGCCTGAGATTGATAACCGTGTACGTCCGTTTGGCGAAGTGCATGGAGTCGGCGTGTTCCGCAACCCGGACAGCAACTTGGAGTTCGTGGTTATCGCGGCAGACGGCAAAGCCTACTACACACGACAGGGCAACAACCCAATCGAGTTAGCCTTACCGACAGGCGTGGTGCTGGTTGGCGAGGTCAACTTCACGCAAGCATTTAACAAGCTAATCATGTTCCGTGGCGAAGACTTCGCACCGCTCGTAATGACCAGTGAGGACACTGGCTTTGAAGACATGATCGAGCAGTGGGATGCTACCAAGGCATACGCTGTTAGCGACGAGGTAGCCTTCGGCCCATTGGTGTCGGTTAGTGGCCTTACGTTTTCGCCGGGATTACCCCTGAGTGGCGTAGTGACTGGCACAGCAACCGTGACGACAGGCGCAGCCCACGGCTTCGTCACTGGTGCGGATGTCACCATCGCCGGAGCGAACGAGCCTGAGTTTAATGGCCGCTTTTCTATCACCAAGACCAGCGACACGACATTCACCTACTTTACCAGCAGCAGCAACTCAGCAGCGACTGGCACCATTACCGCCACAAACAATAAAGAATATTATTCGTGTTCGACAATTACCTCCGCAGGCGAAAGCCCAAGTACCGCTTCTGGAAAGTGGACTCAGTTAAGCACGATCATGCCAAACGCCTCGCATGGCGTTCACGTTGCAAACCGAATCATCGTGCCAACGAAGTACGATGCAAGCAGCACGGCGTATGGCAACAAGCGTGACTTCATAGCAGTAAGTGACGCGCTAGACCACGCGCACACGTTCTTTAATCAACTGTTTAGGATCAACTTCGGTTCCAATAGCGAGGTGGTAGACCTTTTAGTCTTCGACGAGAATCGCGTTTTAATTATGAAGACGCTAGACGTTCACATGATGACCGGGTTCATCGTGACGGACGCCAACGGCACACTGACAAA